TTTACGAAAATACGAGACATACCATCTACATAACCTAACTTACCGGTTTGAACCAAATCATTCATATTTACTTCAATTGATTTCATAAAATCGGTAATATTAAGAGCATCTTTGCATTGTTCATTTAAAAATAACTGAAGATTAAATTGATTATTATTATTATTGTTGGTCGTATTGTTATTTCCTATTTTAGGTATCATTTCATTGATTGTTTCTTGTTGTTGAACTACTGCTTTCTGTTGTTCTATTATTGTTGTTTGTAATTCTTGATTTTGTTTCATCAATTGAATAAACATATTTTTATAATCTATTGTATTTTCTTCTTTTACTTCTAATTCTAATTCTTGATTTGGAATTTCTTTATCTGAACCAGTGTTCTTTGTTTCGTTTTCAACAGATTGATAACTGCATTTCTTTTTATGCCCAGATAATGACGATGCGTGCTTATAAGATTTTCCACAAATACAAATATATGAGGTCGAACTTTTTGGAACTTTTTTGTTAGTATTTGTTAGTATTTGATGTTTACGTGTGGACAAATGTCTACTATATTGACTTTCTCTTACCGTAGTATAATTACAATTTTTACAATAAAAATTCTCGAACTTTTTGGAACTTTTATTATTAGTCATTCGTTAGTATATTATACTAACAAAAAAAGTTCCTAAATACTTATCCAATAAAATAATAAAAAAAGTTCAGTAACAAATCAAAATTATTTTTTGCGGTTTTATAGCGTTTTCAAGCAAAACCCAAAAAGTGTGTTTTTTGAAAACAAAAACTATCTCCCATATTTTAAAAATGGACAAAAATAAATGTCCATTTTTAAAAAAACCTGTGACTTTTTTTCTTGAAAAAACATGCATTTTAAAAATTATGGACTATCCATTAAAAAATGTATCCACATAATAAGTAATAATACCATGGGACTTTTTCAACATAAAATAATTGTTCTTTGATTATCGTATTATATGAATACAATAATTGTTCTCGTCCATTTTCTAAAATCGCATATTTTTCAAAATAAATAATATTTCCTTTCTTCGTTTTTGCATTATTGATTTCAACTATAAGATAATTTCTCTTATAATCTGTAGCCAAATCATTTCCAATATATTTTTTAATATAGATACGGTCGTTAACTTGAAACATCATATACAATGATTTGATATTTTTTCTATAGAATGTAAAATAAATCTTCTATATTGATTCTTTCATTATTTTTTGTTTTTTGAATAGGTTCATTCACTAGAGGGCATTTTGAATACGTGTATGTATAAGAACCAACATCTTCTGTATATGTATGGTAAATAAGAACAGTATACACAGTGCATGTAACAAATACAGAAAAACTTGCGAATAATATAAGTTGTAAATACGTAAAGGTATTTGTATAACTACTAGTATATGAACGAATATTTAATATATATATGTAAACGTCATGATGATAAAAAGAATGAACAAATGTTATCACCATGTAGATATAAATGTAAGTGTTGTAAAAAAAAGAAATTAAATGGATATAGTAATCCAGACCACGTTACAAATCCATTTGGATATTTATATTTGGTACCAGTAATATGTATAGACTGTTCTATAAAAAAAGAGAAATGTATGTGGTGTGATTAAAATTTGACTTTATAAATATTATTATTTTCTTTAGTAATATATTTATCGTGATTATCATTTGGTTCGTTCATATTTTCATAGTTTTGAATGCTTTTGTAGTCAATGTCATATATTTGTATATCAGAATGAAAATGTCCAGAAGTCTTTATAATTGGTGGGTGAACAACAAAACAATCTAGTTTATAATCACTTTTACGATGTAAATCAGTATCTATTTGATAGTCACACGGAAAAGTCGTATTTATTATTTTTTGATATGATTTTGGATTCAAAATATATCCAAATAAACCATATACTTTATTTGCAGTATATAAATTATTTTTAAAATGTTTAATTCGTGGGTCATTGTGATAACCTAAATATAAAATATCCCATTTTTCCGGCAAATCATTTAAACATTGGTTTAGTTTATTTGTAAAATCATCTTCAAATATTACATCATCTTCAATAATTAAAGATGGTTTGTAAAGAGATGTCCATATATTATATGTTGAACTTATTATACCCAATCCACCTAACGTCATGTCGTGTCCATGTTCTTTTTCACTTTTTTCAATTGTATTTTTTGCAAATTGACTAATTAATGGTGATACATTATAATCTATTTTAGTTCCATCTATAGCTTCATGAAATACAACATTATATTTTAAAAATTTATCTTTTGACTGTTGAAATTCCTGTAATATATGATTTTTACGATCTACTCTTTTATTTAAATTAATACATTGAATGGGTATAAAATCCGATTTTACAAATAAATAATCTTTTTGTATTTTATCTGAAATATCATTTATTAATTCATCATAGCTAAACTGATGGTCATTAAAATCATAAATATAATAAGAATTTAATACTAAAAACTTTGCTATTTTAATATAATATTCAACATTTCTAAATTTTGGACTAAATTCAATTATAATATTTTTTACTTGGTTATTGAATATTAAATTCGTTAAACCATCCATTACTTCATATTCAGATCCTTCGACATCTATTTTTAAAATACCAATCATTTGAGAAATATTTAAATTGTCTAATGCTAACGTTTCAATTTGTTCTGTATTTTTATCATAGTTATTAATTTGATTATTTACTGTAATACATCCATAATTAATAATTTGACCGGGTACAATTAGTAACTCTCTTTTTTCAATGCTATTATTCCATACAATATTTTTGAATAATTTAATTTTATTATTAAATGTATTTAATAAAATAGAGGAATTAAATTTATCATAATTTTTATGAAAAGGTTCAAACGCCATTGTTTGAAATCCATGTGCTGCAGAAATTAAACTATAATATCCTAAATTAGCACCAATATCTACAATAATATCATTTTTGTCTAATGTTTGTAATATTTCTACAAATTTGTCTGTAATTTCTTTTTCCCAAACCCCATTTTGAATGAGTTCTCCTGAAATTAAGTCATCTTCAGTATGAGTACATATATAAATATTTTTTTTATTTATTATTTTTTCATTTAACAATGATATATTTTCTTGATATATATCTATCATTTTATTAGTCATATTCGAACGTGTTGTACCCCACAAATGTAGACCATATATATGGTCATTGTGTATTTCTTCAATATTATTTATTTCTTTAAAATCAATTGGATTAAAATAATAATAATCATATATTTTAGTATTTGAATTTAATAGTTTTTTGTGAAATGGAGTGACACTAAATTCTACTGGATCATATATTTTTAAATTTTCTAATTTTAATTGATAAAAATCATTAATTATTTCTTTTAATATTTTATTATTATTTACACATCCTATTGTTGAATTAGTAATATATGAATGTTTTTTATCATAATAAGTTGCGAATAATTCATGTTCTAAAAATGAATCATCTAATTTTTTCTTACAAATAATATCAGCATCAATATAAATACCACCATATTTATATAATAATTCATAACGTATTAAATCACTTTTTATTGTTATAATATTAATATTATCAATTAAATGTTTATTTATAAAAATTTCATCTTTTAATTTCGTTTCGGTCCATAAAATATACGTCCAGTCAGGATGGTTTTTTTTCCAAGTATCTAGAAATTGATAAGGTATTTTTTTTGGACCAATCCATATTTGATGAATAATTTTTGGTATTTTTGAATAAGATTTATTTTCATTTGAATTAGATTTATTTTCATTTGAATTAGATTTATTTTCATTTTCATTACTATTATTAGTTACATTTAATTTTTCAATAACCTTAATTGTAAATTTTGATACTTCTTCCCAAGAATATCCAATTAAATTATTTTTAACATTTTGTGAATGATTCATATAGAATTCTTTTTTTGTATAATATTTTTCCATAGCAGAAAAAATATCTTTATAATGAACAATTGCACCTTCGCCGCATGCACTTTGAAGAACGCGTGGATAAACATAATAATCACTTGGGTCGACTTTAATACATCCCTCTCTCATAGTTTCAATAATACCTCCATAATTAGGAATAATTTGTGGAACATCGAATAAACTCATTTCAAAAGGAATTAGACCAAATGACTCCCCGGTTGATGTTGTAATTCCAACATCACAACAACTATATATAATTGATAAATCTTGGTCATTAAATTCTGACGGATGTATCGTATTATTACAAAAATATATTTTAGATTCAAAATTCATTATTTGATTGTCTTTACATAATCTTTGGTATAATTCGGGAATATCAATACCCATATCTATTAATCCACAATTCATCAATAATAAGACATCTTCATTCGAATATTTTTTCAAAAATTCTACATATGAACGAATAATAATATCAATTCTTTTTCGTGGTTGATTACGATTACCACTATAAAAAACAAAAGCATTTTCAGGTATATTTAATAATTTCCTGGCTTCTTGTTTATTATATTTGTTTAATGTTAATGGATAACCATGACTAATACGTGTATATGGAATATTACACCCTCTTTTTTTCATTTCATCTCCTGTAAAATTAGCCATAACAAAAATATGATGACATACTTTATTAAAAATATCCATATCACTTTCCGGGATACCAGTATACTCTGTGCACACATAAGGTATAATTTTTGTATTTGATAAATTACAATTATCATTTAGTGCATTTAACCATCCCCAAATAATTTTATGGTCATTTAATAAAATGAAAATATCGGGTTTTATTTCATTATATGTTTTTATAATGGATTTAAACCCAAAAGGAGTTCCATCATTGCTATCAATAATATTTACTTGAGAAGAACTTCCTTTATAACCAATTGCTAAAATGGTAATTTCATATTGTATAGATAAATAAGGAACCATTTCATTTAAAACCCGTCCATAACCGGATTTTGACCGTGGGTCATCTCCTATCCATAGTAATTTTTGTTTCATAATACTTTGTAAATTAATAATAATTATATTTAAGTAGTAATTATTATTAATTATTTCTTCGGAATACATATTATATTTGCACTTAACATCATACGTTCTTGACCATTTTTACTAAAAAAAGGGTTTACATTGTGTATTAAATGAGACTCCCATATTAATAATAACCCTGGTTTTGGACGAATATTAAATAATTTTTGATTTACTTGAAAACTTACACATCCATTAAATGTATGTGTTTCATCTGGATTTCCATCATCGATATAATATGCTAAACTAAAATATTTATAATTAGGTTCTTCGTTTTCTATAATCATATGATTATGAGGACTTAAAAAAGAACCATCTTTGTATTTTTGAATCCACGAATTTGTATTATGAATATACCATTCATTATTATGAAAATACATTTTTAAAAGAGATATTACTTTTTCAATAATTATTTGGTTTAATACATTTACACATGGAACATCAAACTCTAAAATACGATTTCCTGGAACATAAGCATTTTGACTTCCAAATAATAAATTATCTTTATTTGGATCCTGATTTTTATTAATATATAAATGTTGTTCAGGAATTGTTTTTGATACGTCTTTAAATTGTTCGTTTATCAATTTTGAATTTGGTATTTCATATACAACCATTGGTGTTGGATTCAAATCAATAATATCTTTTTCAAGAAAGATAATTTTATCACTGTTATATTTATATTTAGACACATTATCTATTTGTGTAATCGGTTTTTGAATAATAAAGTTTTCCATAGTTATCTTATAACATAGTTATTTTTTTATATTAAAAATTTATTTTAATATAAATCGTTGAAAAGTTGAGTTATTACTCTTCTGTAAATTCAATTGGTAAATTAATTTTTCTTTGAATTACTAATATTTCCATTTCCATTTCTTTATTTTTGTCTGTGAGTTGTTTTCTGCGTTCTTTTGGATAATGTTGGTGTCGTGTCCGTTTCCTTGTCCTATTGTTTGCTCTAATAACTCTACCTAAATGTTGTGGGGTTATATCAAAATCGTTATATTTTTGTTTCATAGAAAATAAAAGTTCATCCATTGTAAGTTGTTCGTTCTTATCTATCATATTTACAGCAGTTTTTACTTGGTCTTTATTTATCTTGTATGAGATAGGAGTTCTATTCTTTCTTGTAATATTTTTCTATCAATCCATCCTTTTAGTGTGCTTTTCTTGCAATCAAATATACCACATACTTTATCCATACTATCATTGTGATTCAAATAGTATTTAACCGCACTCAATTTATAATCATCACTTTTGTATTTATTCATATAGTAAAAGAAGAAAAACACTTATATTTTGTGCGAACTTAAATATTCAAAGGTGTATAAGATTATAATATAAAATTGAATATATTTAAATATATATTCAATACAATTATAACAATGTCTGTTGCTAATAGAATTACGATGAATCATTTAAAAAGTATTGTACACAATCTTTTTAGTATACAAAAACCGATTCCATTGGGAAGATGGAACACGCATAAAAATAATCAATTGGGGTTAATAATTCATTATGCAAATGAGGACCATTGTGGTACATGTGCGCAATATATTCAAATTAAAAAAAACGAACAAAAAGAAAAAAAGCAAAATGTAGAAAAAGATAAAATATATAGCGATGAATATATTTGGTTGTTATCAAATACACAAGATTAGTTATAATAAGCACCCCCGTCCATTTCATGTTCAACCTCACTTAGTGAAAGATTAATCAAACATTTCGGTTTTTCTTTCACTTCGTTTTTTTTATCTTTGGGTTCAAAAATGACTTTCCATTCGCTACCTTTCATATCCATTTCTTTATATTGAGCAGTATCTGTTGCAGAAATACGATAATTGTTACTTTTATAAAATCGTTTTCGTTGAAGCCATTGTTTCTGATACATTTCGTGTTGGTCAACAATATCAACAACAATAGGTTTGTTGCCTTTTACACGTAAAATGCGACCAACAGATTGAGTAATATCCGTTTTTGGTGTAACCATAATCAAAGTAGATAACGTTTTTATATCAAGTGCTTCTGCAGCCATTGCATATGTAGCCAATACAATTTGTTTGGTTTCTGTTTCTTGTAAATCATCAGGTTTCATTCCACCGACGTAATAACCAACACTTGCTAATTCATTATATAAAATCGCATCATACAAATAAGTAAGAACAGACCGTTGATGAGTTAATATCATTATTTGTTTCGATTCATCTTCATCTAAAAGGTCGGCGATTACTTGGACTACAAAGGTATTTCGTGAATTAAACTTACTTAACTTACTTAACATAGTGCTATATTTCGGATTTCCACGAAAGTCGTATTCCGTTTCATTAAATTCAGGATCATTCGCAATGTAAGTAATCGCACGAACATTGACGGGGTCATCATTACCACGTTTTTCTTCATAAATTTTTTTACCAATAAACATATACAATACTTTGGTTAATTGGTCTTTGCGTTCAACTGTAGCTGAAATACCTAACATATAGGGTGTAATTGTTTTAAACAGGGTTTTTGAAAATTGTTCACTTCCAATACGATGAACTTCATCAATAATAGTTAATCCAAAACTGGAAAATGTGTCTTTAGAATATTCTTTATTGTAAATCGTTTGTATCATTCCAATTACAATATCTTTATTTTCAACGTTAAATTCAGCTGCTTGAATTTTACCAATACGGGCAGAAGGAACAAATTCTTGTATACGTTCAATCCATTGATTCATTAAGAATTCCTTATGAACAAGAATAAGGGTTTTTTTTTGTAAAAGAGAAATAATTTTCAGAGCCATTACCGTTTTACCTCTACCACAAGGAACTTCCAATATACCACCATTACCATTATCTTGACTATTTATACAAATAGGACTATCAACATATTTCACATATGTATCTATAATGTTTGTTTGGTAATCGCGTAATTCCTTTACAAACGGAACGTCAATTGAATCTCCCGTAGAAATTTCATGTCTCGCAGGTAATCCATACCGTTGAATTCCATAAAACCGCGGTAAATACATTTTAGAGCTACTTTCACGATAAACATAAAAAGCGCTTTCGGTATTCGCGCCCATACCAAAGGTCATCGGTTTAACATACAATTCTTTTTTTAAAAAAGTAATATCTTCTTCTGATAAATATTTTTTAGGAATAGAGTATCCTTTTTGACCAAGATAAGAATTATTACAAATAGTATTTTTATATTCTTTTGTTAAAAATGCAGTACTTATGGTTTGATTATTAATATTGTTTGATTTACGTTTATAAAAATTGCTCATACTCATATAATAAATAACCTTTTATATGATTATAAAAAATAATTTAGCAATTGTAAGACAATAATTGAAAATAAAATTATCGCATAGTATAATATAAGATGAATTTACCAAGTTTTTTAACAAAACAAACACCTTTGGAAATGGGGGTTATGTTAATCTTTGTATTATATTTAATACTTCCTATTGAAACTCCTGAAATGCTGGCATTTTGCATTGACTCAACTATGGGTTATTTAAGTATCTTCCTTTTAGGATTGTATTTATTTAAAGATTCGAATAGATTATTAGCTATCTTATTCCTTGTTGTTGCCTATGAATTAATAAACCGTAGCTGTAAAATAACCAAAAGACAAGCTGCTGTTGCCGTTGTTCGTCCTATTCATAGTGAAAGCGCCAAAAAAACAAAGATGGTTGCTATGAACCCCAAGAAAGAAGTAACTTTAGAAGAAGAAGTCGTTGACCACATGGCTCCTCTTGGAAAAAGTGATTTAAAGACTTACATGAAAACATCGTTTAATCCAGTTGCGAATGATACCAAAGGTGCATCTAAAGTATAAATGAATAATTATATTATGTAAATATAATTATTTTTCAGCTGATTATGTTGATAACAAATAAAGAAGAGGAACCAAGACAACACCAACCAAACCTGAAATCCAACCAAACCAAAAGGTATTCCAACCAATAGCAAAGATAATTAATGCAATTAATAAAATGATTGTAGCAGCAAAAGCGGCCATTTCAGCGGAATATAAACCAAACATTTCAATAATCATAGCGACAGCCCCAAAAGGTAATAAAGTCAATTCTTTGTTAATCGTATCACTATATAATCCTGCACTTTCAGCTACACCTTCAGTAGTCATGTAATTAGTTTCTGTTTTCTTTCCTTGTATTAAAGCGAAAGACATGACGTAATAAATAAACATAAATAACATAAATATTGGTGCATAATTTGTATTTGAACTATCACGACCGTAACTCATAGGAACACCTAATAATGCGAATGTAAATCCAAAATAGACCATAGATAATAAAATATCCGCATCACGGATTTTTTTATGTTTTCCATAATTCGTACTATCAACATCAGACCATTGATTAATTTTATCAATAATAATGTGTTTATAAACAGATGGAACAAAAATATTAACAATCGCAGTAATAATAATAAAAAACATGAAATACATAGCAGTTTTGAAAAATTCAACCTGGGTTTTTGATTCGGAAAACTCACTATTAATAGGAATACTATAATGTTCTATATTTTCAGTACTTTCACCAGTAGGACTACAATCAATATAAATTTCCCCATCAACCGACATTTGATTTTCATTGCCTTCAATAATATTTCCAAATTCTTCTTTTATATTATCTTCTTTATTTAATAAATCAACATATCTCGGCTGTAAAGGAGCATTTACATCAAATAAGGTGGTTTTCTCAGTGGCTTGTTTGAATAATTCGGCTGTTTTTTTATTTACACGTATAGGATTTGTATAAATATAAACATGATTATTATTTTTATCAGTATAATTTACACATTTTGCTTGTTGAGGAACTACATCAACAATGGATAAATTTGCTTCAATTTGATTCATATCTTCATTCATAAATTTAACAAATTTGTCTAAATTATTAGAACGTTTTTCTTCTTCAGTTTCTTTTATTAAGTAACATACATAGACTTTTTCTTGCGAATTGGGATTCGTATGTTGAATGACTATTTCACCAATCAAGTCTTTAGAATTTGAAGAAACTTTAATTATATTATTATGTAATAAACCGAACATATAAATAAATTCGGATGTATATTTGGAAGGGCTAATTGACCCGTCAACAAAATTAGGTTCTTTGCTTGAATAATTTATTCTAAAATAGGTATCTTTATGTTTAATCAATTCACCTTCTATGGGAGAATCTTTTGAAATTAATGTATCATTTAAATTATTATTAAATTCATTCACTTCTTTATGAAATATTGTTTTTGTTTTATATGCTGTTTTAATATTATCATTGTATACTTTTTCATTTGGATAGAAGAAAGACATGTTTATAAACTATATTATATAAATATAGTTTATTTTATAATTTCAGCATTAAATATTTGGAATATATCGGAAAGGACTATTTTCATAAATAGTAGCATTAAAGGAATCATTATATCCTTCAACGTAAACCGTATCGCCATTATAAATACTATCACACCCATATTCACTGGTGCAACTTTTTCCATTTACACTTACAGGTAATTTGGTATTTAAATTACCGGTATTGGAAATAGTATAATATTGCCATTTATCACGACCAGACACAGCATAACGACCCATTAAAGGTAATATTAAATCATCATTCGAAGTGGGACGAGTTAAAATACCGACTTGTTCATACGCGCTATTTGTTCCGCGAGTTTGTACATTTACTGGTATACCACGAATATCACTGGAATCAGTAGGTTGCATAATGTTTGTGTTTTTCAATGGTGGAGCATAGGGGTCATTAATAGTATCATTACGGGTAGAAACCGACACTAAAGGAGTGGTTTGTTCAGGAGATTGGATAATTAATGTCGATGGCTTTATTACAGAATTTGTGTTTTTAATGTTATTAATATAATACACATATGTAATTAAACCAGCAATAATTAGTAATGTAAATAATGTGATATTTTCAATACAAATAACACCTGGTAAACATTTTTTTCCCATATTTAATATATATTATAAAAATATATTAAATCTTTTTGTAAATTTCTTTATTATGCTAATACTTTCCTTGGGTCTCGAACTTCTTCATCCCATGCTTTTGCCATTTCGTTAAAACGTTTATCTGCTTGTGCGAATTGTTTATCAGTTGCAGTTTTAATATGATTCGGTATTTTTTCTTCAAAATCATATTTGATATCACCTGCTTTATTATCTAATACAGAAGTTTTTAAGCGAATACAGGTATAGCATTGTTCACGTATTTCTTTTGGCCAATAAATTAAATGAACACCAGACAATTCAAAGAACATTGTATCTATCATTTCAATACCGTCCCAAGTTTGTTTTTCAATAGGATATAGATCAATACCTAAT